CACGATGCTTGCCCTGCTTGTTTTGGATACTGAATCCGGTGAAGTGGAAGATATATCGCACAAGAATATCACCGACACCCAAGCGATGATCGTTTCGATTATCGGCATGGATTACAACGCTTTTGTGGCGTCAGTTTTTGCACTTCAAGGGCAGTCTGCTTCCCTGGCTTCCGATGCGTTGACAGATCAAGAGCGCAAGGAGATCTTATCGTCTATTTTGGGCTTAGCTATATGGGATCAGGTTTTGATCAATGCTAGGGAGCGTTTACGTGATGCCCAAAATCGCAAGTCATCGCTGGCGGGTTCGGCTGACATATTGGAACAACAGGCTGCAAGTCTTGAAAGCTTGCAGGATGAGTTACACATACATCGTGCCGTCATATCTGCGCTCGAGGATGAAGTGGAGGAGAGACAAGGGACTCGCGATAAGGCGGCAGCAACATATTCCGTGGCAAAAGCCAAGATTGATGGGTTGAATATGGTCTCGTTGAAGGAGGAAATGTCAGGTTTTCGGGCTACCCTGCAAACCATCGAAGACGATATCGAGCGGGCACAGAGCGATGAGGTGAGCCAGGTTGCCAGGTTGGAGGGTGTGATCTTCAGTTTGCGGGCAACGCTGGAGGAAAATGTTTCGAAGCTTGAGCGAATGCGAGCGATAGCTTGCGACGCAAATATGGATATGGAGAACATAGAGGAAGAGCTTAATGTGACCGTGGAGTCTCTCGATTTCCTCAATGCCCAGCAAGCCCAGAGGGCTGAATTACAAAAGCAGCTGCTCCTTGCCGAAAGATGTGCGGCAAAAGCTGCGAGCCGCAGGGAGCGCAATCTCGCCAACCTTACGGCGCAGCTCGACAGGGCCAAACAGGATGCTGCTCTCCTTGATAAGGTGCCATGTTCTGCGGACATGCATGCGGGCTGCCAACTCCTGCAGCAAGCCTTGGCAGCAGCACAGACGATAGGAAATCTGCAGAGCCGGGTCGACGCTATCTTCGGCGAAGTCCTTCCCGAGGAGGAGCAAGCACAACGACTTGCTGCGGAATTTGAGCGATATCCTGATGTATCCCAGGAGCTATCTGTTTTGTCCGCCAGACAAAAAGAGCTTACAGATATGGTGTGTCTTTTCGCTGATATCTCGAAGCTCGAACTTAGGATCGAATCGGATGAACGCCAAACCGTCCAACTACAGGATCAAATCGCATCCTGCCACGATAACACTCAAAGAGTGCTTGAACAGCTCCTTGAGCGCCATGAGACCATCGAAGGCAAGCTCGCTGAAATCGCCTTTAAATTGGAGGGCGTTGGCGATGCTGTCGAGGCAGCTGATAGTTCGGCAAAATGCTTGCACGAAGCCGAGGAGATGCTTAGGGACAGTCGCAGCAAGCTTTCCGAGGCGACGGCTATAGCTGGCAGCCTGCAACGAGCTTTCGACGATGCGCTTACCGCACAGCAAGCCTTGGTCGATTTGCGGATGCAGCTGGAAAAAACCACCCATGAGATATTCGTGCTGGAATTGATCGAACGCGCGGCAGGCAAGCGTTCGGGGGTGCCGGCGCTCATAATGGAGAACTCCCTCCCTTTCATCGAACGGCTTGCCAACGATACGCTTGCTGAGATGAGTGATGGCAGGTTTGAGGTCCGATTCGAAACACAGCTTACATCCAAGGCCGGAACGCAGCAGGACGTGCTCAGGCTCTACATATACGACGGTCCCGAGCCACGACCGTATGCAACGTATTCGGGTGCAGAGCGCTTCATGGTCGACCTCGCGATGCGGATCGCCATGGCCAAATTCCTTTCAGAGCTATCCGGTTCGGATGTTCGCATGCTCGTATTGGACGAGGGTTTGTCCGTCTTGGATAATGCAAATCGTTTGGAGGCTACGCAGGCTCTGTTGGCTGCGTCGAGGAGTTTTGATAAGTTGCTTGTCGTTACGCATATCGCAGAGCTGCAGGATATGTTCGAACAGCGCATAATCGTCGAGAAAACGGTTCATGGTTCCCACGCGCACATACGATAACGAACCTCAAAGCCATTTTCTTTTTGATATGGGTTGAAAATGCGAGAAAGGAAGTTTGCTTTATTATGACATATGACGAACTCATCGCCAAGCATGGCGACTACGTTGTTGCCACGATTACTTTCGCTGATCTCATGTATTATTTTCATCTGCTTGATCAGCCGTTACCGCCAGAGGAGCCCACAGAGGAAGAACTTGAAGCCATAAGGGAGGTGTTTGATACACAGCTTAAACCCTTGTTTCTTGCATCGCTGGTTAATGCCACTGTGCAGGCTGCCAGTGAGGCATTCGCTCAAAATAACGACGATGATGGACCCAAAATAATCCTTGAATGAAAGAGAGGTTATATGGATGAACGCTACCATGATGCCGGCTCCGAAATCGAAGGAAGAGTTCAAGGCACAGTTTGTTCGGAGGATTGACAATAGCCCTGGCGGCAAAGAATTCATCACCTACGAAGGCCTACGTTATTTGGCCCAGCAGCAGGGCTTTAAGCGCTTGCAAGTGGAGGTGCTTCAGATCCCTTCTCCCGAAAACGGGCATCTTGCAATATGCCTGGCCGAACTGGAAAGCACGGATGGAGTTATCTGTACGGATGTGGGCGATGCCTCTCCCGAAAACTGCTCGAGGATGACCCAAAAACATCTGCTTCGCATGGCGTCCACGCGTGCCAAAGCCAGGGTGCTTCGAGACTTCACAGGCTGCGAAGTGCCGGCCTTTGAGGAGCTGGGGGAGGGCGATGATGCCGGACATTACAATGATGCCCCGCCGTCTCAGCCACCGCATGGCAACTTGGCGCCACCAGTTTCTGGTACGGCTACGCAATCCGTGACCGCTGTTGCGCCATCTTCTCCTGAAAAGGTTGGGGCAAGCGATGGTATACCTGTTAACAATGCTGCCTATGTAGACGTGTGTGAGGTCTGCAATAAGCCGGTCAATGCAGCTATTTCCAGGTATTCGCAACGCCGATTCAATCGGGTTCTTTGCATGGATTGTCAGAAGAATCCGGAAGCAACGGCAAGTGCCTGACAGCATGTGGCGGATATCGGCTTCCAGAAACATGCTGATGTCCGCCGCATTTCGTATCTGCTCCGAAGATAGACGGAGATCGATAGGTGGAAGGGTGTAATGTTTTGAAACATTCGAGAACACGTGTAATATTGGGTAATTGCATATACTGTGGGGAACCTGTATACAGTGGTCTTGAGGAATGCGCTTGTGATACCGATAGATTATTCCATGCTTGCTGCTATAGTGAGGCCTGTCGCGCCGGTATCGTATCTTCTACGCCTGCCGTTCGCGATGAACGATCCGATTGTCCGGACGCATAGCATCGTATTTATATATCGATGATGGGACAGTCGAGAGAACAACTGGGAGAGTGACAATCGCAATGGATAAGCTGGATTCTATTTTCGCCATGCAACGAGATCTGAATACACATATAGGCATCAAACATGGGCTTGAGGTTTTGATACATCCTGAAGATGCCACTGAGGTCGACAAGATTGCATGGCTGCTCAAATTCAATAAGGCACTAGCCAAGGAATCCAATGAGCTCGATGACTGTTATGTCTGGAAGTGGTGGGCGGACGATTACGGCGATTTCGATTGGCAAAACGCTAGGGTCGAGTTGGTTGACATATTACATTTCTTTGTCAGCATGTGTATCTGTGCCGACATGACTCCAGATGAGTTGTTCAGGATATACAATGAGAAATGGCTGATCAACAGAGAGCGTCAAGAACGCGGATATGTCGTAGCGAATAAGACCGAGGACGACAACAGGACCATTCGATAACGCGTTGCCGTATGCCCTCCCCATGCCTTGTTGCATTGTGTTGACAACATGGGGCGGGCATGCTATATTGTAGGTGACTCAAGCATTCACGAAAGCATGAAAGGAGGCTATGTTTGATGAGCGATGCTGATAGCAGCATGATGACTCCAGAGGACCTTGTTTTGAATTATATTGCCCAACATGCACAGAATGGGCAGGTACAAGCGTCGTTACGGGACATCGAGGCCGCTACAGGTCTCCATTACTCTACCGTTTCCCGCGTATTAAGTCGATTGGCGTCTGAGAATATAGTCAGGATATTGCCCAGAACAACGGCGAGGGAGCCAAGCACTATACAACTGGTATCAAAGATCGATGATATAGACTTTGCGCTTATAAATAAAAGCCTTGCCGCCATTGAGCAGGAAATACAGAAGATACAGCGGTATGTCATCGCCCAGAATAAGCGTATCCAAGCCCTCGAAACCCGTAACGGACGTTTGTAAGATATGCGATCTGCACCCCTTCGTCTTCCCTGATCGGCGAGAAGGAGGGGTGTGTACGCTACTCTTGTTATGCAAAGGAGGCGCATTACATGGAAGTGGATGCTGCCACATCGAATGTTGTACACAAATTGGCGCAAGTTCCTGAGTGCTATGATGCCTTTGAGGCAGAGCTTGCTCAAATCGCTGTTCCCCAGGATCCAACGCCCACCCAAATATCTACGGCGTTGGTGCAGCTTGACACCTTGTTTCAGAAAGTGTACCCGTATGCTGTTCGGGCCAGGGTGGCATATGATAACGTATCCAGCATGCTGGACGAGGTCATGATGTCCGCCGGTAAAGGAACTAATCCCACTGCAATGAAGGCAGATGCGGCCCAACAGGCTCAGCATTATCGTTTCAACGATGGCGACGTCATTAGTCTCTTCGAACTCCAGCGTCTTGCTAAATCGCGTCATGTATTCTATGACGGTCTCATGCAAGCCATTGCCCAAAAACATAGCCGACTCATTACCCTTATCGGTGCCCGTAATCTTGAAACCAAGCTTATAACGTAATGGTTGTCGTAACTCAACATGCCATCAAGCGCTACAAGCAGAAGGTGGGCATGAAGAACGCGTCACCGGCTAAGGTGGCGAGCGTTATTCGCAAGGGAATGAATAAGGCACATAGGGTAAGGCATATGGGACCGTATACCACTGTTTACTATGCGTCTAATTTCAAGGCTATCGTAACGCGCAATGGACGCAACTATGTTGTAAAGACCATTTTGTCGCCAGAGGAGATCGAATATGCATACGCGAAACAACTGCCAGACGTGCCTGTACAATGCGAGCAGGACATGTGATCTGTGCATCGATGGGTCCAAGTATCGCGAAAAGGTTGTGCGCAATAGGCATTTGGAGGTGAAATCGAGGAGAGGCGGTGCAGAGCTCGAACGTATGGCCAGGGATCGGTATAACGAGGCAAGGCTGCAGCCTAATTCGGGGGCGTACTGGGTGCGTCCGCTCGACGTCTGGCTGCCCGGTTTGCTGATAGAAGCCAAGGACCGCGGGCACATCACCGCCAGAGGGCGTAAGGCCTATACCATATACAAGGATGACCTTGAGAAGGCTGCACGCCAATCGTGTGGGACCCCGTCAGCCTTGTTGTTTCGCTTCAAGGATGATGAGCGCATGTATGTCGTTATCGACTACGACGTCATTTGTGCTCTCATAGCGGAATTACAGGTGAGCAAGAATCATAGATAGAATGGAGTTGTATGGTGCTTGGCAAATCTGATGGAGGCAGAATATCTCTCAGTTGTCCTATCGCTGGAGGATTGGGTTAACCTTGTCAACGGGCAGTTTTATAATTATCCGGCAGAAGGTTTTTATAAATATGGCACGTTGCAGATCAAGCTTGGGGAAGCTATATTCACCGGAATGATCGTCAACTATGCCATAATGCTCACCGATGCTACCTGGGGCATCGGTGATCCGGCTGCTGGAGAATATGCGGGACTGCTCGAGGAGTTCGTCATTACATATAGCGGGACTGCGAAGATCACGTTTAATCCGCCCGGCATGCAATCATATACCGTTTACATCATCGACGGCAAGTACGTCACGCAAGAGGGATATGAGGAAGCGACTTGTACCGATATCTTTGCCTGCTCGCCTATATTGGTTGAGGGTAATGATGTGATCGATCACTTGTAGCTGTATATGGTACTGGATCCAAAAAGGAAGTGTTTTATAAATTGAACTTATCGGATACCTCCTTGGCCATATTGAACAAGCGCTACCTGCTGCGCAACGAATCCGGCGAGCTTATCGAAACTCCCGAACAGATGTTTCGTCGTGTTGCTGAGGTCGTTGCCGCTGCCGAATGGCAGGCTGACGACGATGATGCCGATGACCGGTTTTACCGGCGTGCCGGCGAATATTATACGGTCATGACCGACCTGGCTTTTTTACCGAATTCTCCTTGTCTTGCTGGCGCCGGTCGCAAGCCACAACAGCTATCGGCATGCTATGTTTGTTCCATCGACGATTCCCTGCGATCGATATTTAAGACCCTTACCGATGCCGCCCTTATCAGCCAAGGTGGTGGAGGCGTTGGGTTCAACTTCGGCAATATCAGACCAAAAGATGATATCGTACGTTCAAGCACCGGCGTAGCTTCCGGACCAGTTTCTTTCATGAAAGTCTACGATGCGGCTACCGATTGCATTAAGCAGGGATCCTTTAGGCGTGGCGCTTGTATGGGCATATTACCGATATCGCATCCGGATATAGAGGAATTCATCACCGTCAAGCGTACACCTGGGGTCTTGACCAACTTCAATTTGTCTGTGGGCATCACAGATGCCTTCATGAAGGCGGTCGACGACGATGCTGATTGGGATCTCATAAATCCCCGCACCAATGCAATCCATCATACGGTGCGTGCCCGTGATCTATGGAGTTTGATTGTGGAGTCTGCCTGGGCATCCGGCGAGCCAGGCGTAGTCTTTCTTGATACCGTTAATGCCACCAATCCCCTTCCCGGTCTAGGCCGGATAGAGGCTACTAATCCTTGTGTTACTGGTGATACGCTGATCTTGACTGACCGGGGCTATGTCAGGATCGATTCCGTTGTGGGACAGAAAGTACATATCTGGAACGGGCAAGAATGGTCTGAAGTTGAACCTCGTCAGACGGGCTCGAATCAGCCCCTAATGCGTGTATGTTTTACGGATGGTTCCCATATCGATTGCACCCCATATCACAAGTTTCTCATCGATTTCGTTGACGGTCCGGGGACGACGAGAACGAAGCGTGTAGAAGCTCAAGATCTTGTTGCGGGTATGCGCCTGGCTTCATTCACATATCCCGTGATTGCAGGCGGCGACGATGGAGTGGATGTTGATCAGAAGTTTGCCTATGCCCTAGGCTTTTACGCTGTCGACGCATGGCACGCTGCAAAGTTGCTCGGTTACCCGCCGGAGAGCCACGCTTTAATCCCGGACGGTACGTGGTCATTGGAGAACAGGCTGACATGGTTGCTAGGTTTGCTTGACCGCTTTGGTTGCCCGGATGATAGCGGTATCGCCATCTACGGGAATGATCAGCGCTTTCTCATGGCTGTCAAGAACATGCTGCATACACTCGGTGCATTCGCCACTTTGGTTGTCTATGATGCGGACTGCTGTCGAGCACCATCCGATTGCGATAAACACTGTGAAGATGGTGGCGACTCATTCCCGTGTGCCGAGACATGTAAGCTCATCATCAGCGCACGTTCGTTTGCACGTCTTGGGGCTCTCGGGCTCATGTCGCATTTAACCGATGCCGTCGATGTCGTGAATTGCCCTGAGGATATCGTTCGAGTGGCATCGGTCAGCCGTTTGCCTTATGATGCCTCTGAGGTATATTGCTTTACGGAATCCAAACGCCATGCAGGCATGTTTGGTTCCGTCATTACGTCTAACTGCGGTGAGCAAGTCCTTCTGCCATATCAGAGTTGCGTGTTGGGGTCCATCAATTTGGCCAAAATTGTTTATTCCGATGGACTCACAATAAAGTTCGATTATCTTGACCAACTGGTTCGGACTGCTGTGCGGTTTTTAAACGGGGTCATTGACGTTTCCGACTACCCTATACCCGAGATTGCAGCAATGACCAGGGCTACCAGACCTATAGGTCTGGGCATAATGGGGTGGGCTGATCTACTAATACTGGCAGAAATCCCTTATGACAGTGATACGGCTCTTGATTTCGCAGAACATATCATGCGCCGCATTACGATGACGGCTTGGGATGAGTCACGTGTTTTGGGCGAACTGTATGGATCGTTTCCTGCTCTCGAATATAGCATTTACGCGCATGACATGCGACCGCCTCGCAATTCCACCGTAACTACCTGTGCGCCTACGGGTACCATCAGTATGATAGCCGACTGTTCCAGCGGCATAGAACCGATTTTTGCTGTGGCGTATACTAAGACGGTGATGGATGGAACCCCATTTACCTATGTCAATCCGTACTTCAAGATGAAGATGCAGGAACGTGGTCTTTGGTCCGATGACTTGGCCGCCGAAGTGGCCAAGACCGGATCCGTTCAGCATCTTGATATCGTTCCGGACGACATCAAGCGCTTATTCAGAACGGCTCATGAGATCGCTCCGGAGTGGCATGTCAAGATGCAGGCCGCTTTTCAAAAGTATGTGACGTCATCGATTTCCAAGACCATCAATCTCCCCAACGATGCGACAGTCGATGATGTGGCCCATGTATATAGGATGGGGTGGACTAGAGGCTGTAAGGGACTTACCTGCTTCAGGGATGGCAGCAGGGATGAACAGGTGCTTACCGTCGGCATACAGGCAGATCCGCAGTCGACGGAGGATGACGCTGAGTCCGTGACAGCGTCTTCATCGCTTGTCAGGGTTATTGGGGGTTGCCGGGACGATGGCATACTCGAAGTCAAGCCGACTAATGAATATGTGGTGATCCCGAGAGAACGTCCGGAGCTTACCTTCGGTTATACTCAAAAAATACTTACTGGGTGTGGTCAGATGTATCTGACGCTCAACAACGACGATGATGGCTATCCCTGTGAAACCTTTGCTTACTGTTCTAACGGTGGTTGCCAAGGATTAACCGAGGGTGTTAGCCGGCTCATCTCGCTGGCCTTGCGCTCTGGTATCCCCGTGGAGTATATCGTCGACCAGCTTACGGACGTTAGGTGTCCTGTTGCCACCAAAAAACAGACCGAAATCCATAATAAATCGTGTCCGGATGCCATGGGCAAGGCGCTGGAGTTATTTGCTGAATACTGCGACGAACAACGTGCACTATCCGTATTGCCAGTCGATACCCTAAAGAACTGCATCGATAACAATCAATTTTCCGATTACAGTAGTTTTGATGGCATCTGCCCCGAATGTGGCGATGTGATGACCGAAGAGAGTGGCTGTAGGATTTGTTATAGTTGCGGTTATTCCAAGTGTAGTTGACCGTTTCGGTGTCTATCACTGTAACGGTTAGCTATTCTACATTGCATCTAGGCAGGCAGATCTTACAACGATAACGATATGGTATTTAGCGATGCAGAGAACGATGCTAGCTTGTCGGTACGATTGGGCTGGCATCGTTCTTTGTCTGTCCAAGGCTCAAGTGCCTTTTGACCAAAAAAAAGATGAGGGGGTGCATGGCTAATGGACGGATTCATGCGCAAAAGAAGGAGTGGCGCTACCTGCTCCTCGGGCGGGAAACCTTGTGGCGCAGAGCGTTTGTCTGCAGAAAAAGCGCAGCAGGAACCTTTAACCGCTGCATGTGATCTGGTCAATTTAGAGCAGGCGGAATCCATAGCTAATGGGATAGCTTCGTTCGCTAAATGCAGGAAGACATTTCGAACTGCACTGCGAATGGTGAGGGCATCGATCGTGGGAGAGTATGACGGCGTTTCTCTCTCGATCCTCGTAGCATTGATTGGTGCCGTCTTATACGTTCTCAATCCCGCCGATATGGTTCCAGATCCGATCCCAATACTTGGCTACCTGGACGATCTTGCCGTCATAGCGACGACACTGGACTCGGCATTGAGTGAAATAGCCGTCTTCGAGGCCTGGGAGGTGGCTTCAGGCAGGAAATCGGATGACACACGATGACCAATACATGGCGGAAGGGAGGCAGGTGCCAGCGCAAAGCGCTAAGTTATGCGTTATGGCGCCCATATATATATGGCCTGTACAGGATTATCATTCAATGACCTCGCTACTGCGCAGGTAGCGCTACGGTTGGGCGATATCAGATTTCATTGTGTGCTGTGTGGCATCACCCATGATACGCGCTATACCGCATGGCAAGGATGTGCTATGCAGTTACAACGTATGTTGCAGTATGAAAGACCCACATATCTGTTTCCCGAATTACATGAAATTCTGCAATCCAATGCGTGTTTTTCGTGGAAGCTGTTATGTCGACCTGATCTCCTGACTCCTTGGATGTATGCTATCTCTTCGTTGGCTAAATATGCTGACAAACATCTATCGGTTAATACCATGCTTGTCCCCGATCGGTCGAGGGATCTGGATTCCATGATTCCCTGGCTTGCTCTCACCTATGATGCCTTTTATCGGGAGCTAGCCATGCAGCATGAAGTCATGCGGCATCAAGCTGATGAGCTTGCACAACCTGCTCGAGAGTCGGTGGATCAGTTGTTGGTCCAGCTGGAAGAGATAAACAATATGGTAACCAACACGGCGGTGGATTGTGCGTGTGACCAGCTGCCCCGCTTCGTGGTGCAGAGCATGCGGCCCTGTCTCTCGAGGAGCTTTAAATCCGCCGACGTGGCACAAATCGCAGCGCAGCCAGGCGTGTTGGTTCCATTGACCGATGGGCAGGATTTCGATCGGGCGGAAACACCTTTTCTGCCTGAGTCTGTGATCATCGATCGACTCGTCCACGATTTCGATTTCATAGCCCCATCGTATGCGCATAGGGATACGAAAAATGCCAATACTTCAGAGGCTAGTTCCTTCCCGTTACGGTCGTCGTTTTCCACCCTGCAGCATATGGAATTCGTCAATGAAGGTCTGTATATCAGTGCCAAAGAGTACGAGAATATATATTTGTTCCCCGAGTCTTATGCTATTCGTAAACGCTTTTATCACGCCATATTGATAGAGAATTGTATATGCCCGAAATATATTGGGGCGCTTAAAACCGTGTCGTCTGCGAACTCGTATGCTTCTGCATTGGCGCGTGCCACGCCGCTTGACGAATTTCGTCAGCCGACTGTGCTCGATACTTGGTTCGCCAACGATGCCCTGCGCTGAAGCGGGGTGATATGATGGCAACCACGATATATGATGATCTGGATGCACGACAACTCGCTGCCGTGCTGGCTCCCGAGGGTCAGGTCATCGTCGTAGCTGGAGCTGGCGCCGGTAAGACGCGAGTGCTCACGAGGCGCGTAATGTATCTCGTCGATAACGGTGTTCCGCCCTCCTCCGTCTTGTGTGTGACGTTTACGCGCAAGGCTGCTGAGGAGATGCAGAATAGGCTTGCTCGTGTGCCATGCATAAACGACGCATGGATTTGCACACTTCATTCGGTTTGTTACAAAATACTCCGAGCCGAAGTGAGCACTGCTGCGCGACTGGGCGTTCCACCGGGATGGACTATTCCTACACCACAATATCAATTGAGTTTGGTGGGTAAGTTGGCGCGCATATATCATGTTGCGGGAACGCCGCAGCAGTTGCTGCATCGGATTTCTCGTCTCAAGCTTGGACTCGATATGCCAGATCCGAGCGATACTATATGGACCTTATATGATCTGTATGTTCAGGCACTTTCGGATGCTTGTATGATCGATTTTGATGACTTACTGGTTTATACCAGGGAATTGTTGTTGACGCACGATGATATCCGACTTGCCTATGCTAACCGGTTTGTCCATGTGCTACTGGATGAATGTCAGGATTCGTCCGACATAGATTGGGACATAATTTATGCGCTCTCCTCGGTTCACGGCAACCTCTTTGCAGTCGGGGATCCTAACCAAGCTATCTATGGTTTCAGAGGGGCGAATGTCGCTACAATGATGGCGACGCTCCAGTCAGATGAGTTATTTTCAGTGCAGCTGACCGCCAATTATCGCTCCCAGGAGCTGATAGTGACGGCAGCCAATGCCCTGATTGCACATAACGACAGTTGTAGGGTGGCTAACCAAGAGGCGAAACGCCTCGCTGGAGCTCCCATCGCGGTTTATGAAGCAGTGAATGAATCGGATGAGGGGCTGCTCATAGCCAACAACATAGCTGAACGTTGCAATGACTTCGATTTATCCGACATCGCCATTCTAACGCGCACCAATCATCAGCTGCCAGCCATAGCTCAGGCATTAACGAGGTATAGGTTGCCGTACAGGTATCACAATAAGCCCACTGTTTTTGAGCAGTCTGCAACGGTCGGGACCATGGCTTATCTCAGACTATCCCAAGACCCTTGCGATGTCGAATCGTTTATGGTCGCCTGTAAATATGTATTGCCCGATCCGGTACCCCATAACACCGTTCGTATGGTTGCAGGCATGGCGCAGGGATGCCCACTTGATGTGGCTATACAGCAGCTTGGTGCCAATCTCAGCGCAACCTCTCGTGACAAGATGGAACACGTATTGGAGTTCGCCAGCAGCTTGTCTGCGATGTTGCCGAGCGAAGCCATAGATTGTGTATTGCGTGATACCTCTATGGGCAGCAAGCCATGGAACGCCGCAATCGTATACGAGCTTGTGTCTATTGCTTATGATTTCGAAGAAGATTGCGAGGCGCCATCTGTGTCCGGTTTCATCGAGTTAGTGGACGAGATGTCCGGATGCGTGCCCCATGAAAGCCAGGATGGCATCAACCTGATGACGATGCATGCTGCGAAGGGACGGGAGTTCGCTTACGTGATCCTTGCCGGTGCGGAGGAAGGGCTTTTACCTCATTTCAGGGCGTCTGATCAAGATGCGCAGGAGGAGGAACGGAGACTGATGTATGTTGGCATGACTCGAGCCATGGATGAACTTGCCATAACGTATTGCCGTTCTCGCAGTCGGTATGGCAAGATACGTGAATGCAAGCCGTCAAGGTTTCTGGAGGAAGCCTTGACATGAAGTGAAGTTTTTTTCTGGTTTGTAGTATAAGCTGACACTTAGTTCCCATTTATTATCTATATGGCTATTCTCATTTGGCGACAAGACACGATGAGAGCGGTCAGGCAACATGCCTGACCGCTCTTACTTGATTAGGAGGCGAAAATTATGGGCAAAATTTCATGCATATCGTATAACGGCAAGACGCTCAGAAGTGTTGATTTTTGTAGCGTTTGTCCAAAGCAGGTTGCCGGCAAGGAATGTATTTATTGCTACGTGCAGGCTGCACGCAAATCTGGCTATCATGCCAAGAAGGTATATGATTGCGTGCATTATCATGGCGAAATCGGGAGGATGAGGGATGCCACCATTCAGCGATTGAACGCATGTGGGGGGCTCCGGCTTTTTGCATTCTCCGATTATTTTCCGTGGATGGATCAAGATATCGAATTGCTGTGCGATGACGCGGATGCTCGAGGTCTGCATCTCAAGGCTATTACCAAACAGCCGACTTTCGTATACAAATGGCATTCTCGTATGCGTGTTATAAATGTGAGCGTTGACAATGTTGGTTGCGGTGTGGATTGGGACACGGCCAAGGAATTAAGGAAACGATACCCCAATGTTCTGATCCGAGCGGCCATTATGCGTGAGGAGGATCTGGAGGCACTTGATTTTGTGGATATCCTTACTTTTAATCATGCTTGTAATGGCTTTAAGCTGTTTAGCAGTGATGAAAAACATAGCATAGCTCGTTCATCGAGCAAGCAAGTCTGCTGTCTCACGGGTCGATGTGAGGATTGTGAGGTTAAATGTGGCTAAGTACTGTTGCAAGACTTGACAACACATTTCTTTTGAGATAGTATGCGAATTAGAGGCGTGCATTGTTGCTCAAAATGCACGCACAAACTGTGTACTGGAGGTATATCATATGGCGCGTCGCGACAAACTGAGTGACCTGCAATGCAAGGTTGGGCAATATTTGCTTGCATGTATGAACGAAGACGGCACCTGTGTGTTCGACAGCAAAGATCTGAGCGATCAGGTAGACAATGCCTACCCATATAATGTTTTCCGCCAATTTGTTGTAAAGGGGTTGATCGATGAGCTGCCGACACGAAACGATGATGGTTTATACCGAGTGCATATTGCAAACGTGCAGCGCTTTGCTGGCTCTGTGACGAATGGCAAGGTTTCCTTCATGAGCAGCAATTATTCCTCGCCCTCATGTTCTTCGCCAAATCATAATGGTTACACCGATATGTATCTCGATGCGTTGGACGAAGAATATTCTAACTGTGAGCCCGATATCGGTGTCAATGCATGTATACATTTGCATCTCGATGCCGCGAAGCTAGCAATCGATTCGCAAATACTCAATATCGTTCTCTCTGACAATATAGACGATGAAGATGAGGAAGCTCTCAGGCAATTGGTGGTCGCGCGTAAAACCATGCGGTGTGGAGACATGTCGCTCGTTCCCGAATGCGTATTGGTCCTTTCGTATCCCAATTGCCCTGTGGGGCAATGTGACCGCGATGAGCCCAGGATGCATCAAATGTCGCTCTTCTAGTTGCCATTTTATATGCCGGAGGTGACGTTGCAGCAACCTGCATGATCATGTATGTTGCAGCAGCACGATGGATAATGAACAAGAAATTTTGGAGCCGACATGGCTAACCAATATTGCCAATCGAACGAAAACCCTCATGACCGGTCAACCTAAGCGTCCCCGTTCAGTCATAATGTCCTATGACGATTATACTTCGGTGATCAGCATTTTAGTCTTATTGGGTACAACCATTTATAATGAATTCGCACTTGCTGTAGACTGTCAGGATTGCCCGCAATGCCAACCTCATGTTCGTTTGCTGGTACATTCCGATGAGGAGAGCGACTTGCTATCGTGCGAGCAACATAGGGATATGTGGTCTGCTATAATGAACCTCAAAAAGCTCGCGTTTTCCGTATGGATGGAAGGACCCAAGGATGTTGCCGAATCATGAACGATATGCAAACGCATGTAGCCTGTAACCATTCATTAGCGCATCTCGCATATTATCTGTGTCCTGAATGTGGATGTCACCTTTACACGTTTCATAATGCTATCGTGAAGTGTAAATGCAATGCTCGTATGCTAGAAGTTGAACTCGATAGCTCTGGAAATCCGATCAATATAGATATGCAAGGTGGAAAGTCACGTGCCTGAAGAAGCACAACTAAAACATAAGATACTTTATTATCCCTATATGAGAACTGATATCGACACGGAAAACATCATTTTGTTGGCGAGATTGTGTTACAACTCCTTCAGCATTGATGATCTGGAGCGCTTACTGTACAGCAACGAACCTGAGCGCAAGGCGGACTTCATATGCGATTTGATTCGTGCTGGTCATCTTGGTGCGCTGGAGCATTGGCATACAACATTTGCGGTCGAGGGATATAGCCGCATATCAAGCCAACAGAATGACCGCCATCGCTTGATTAAGATGTTGCGCGAGCCCGGTGTCAACATCATCATTGATGATGGGGAACAGGGATCCACTGACGTATCTCAGCTGCAGCAATCTCAACGGTATGTCAGGGAAGATGATTTCAGATATGTGGTGCCGCAAAGCTTCAGAGAGCATCCGGAATATTTGCAGCGGTATATTGCATTGCAGGATGAAGTGAAACAGATGCAGGTTGATGGTCTCAGATTGGGTTTGCCTCCTGAAGATGTGCGTTATTCCCTGACCAATGCCACAGAAACACGTTTCGTGATTACCACTAATGCACGTCAGCTTAGGCACATGTTCAATCTTCGTTGCTGTAAGAGAGCACAATGGGAGATCAGGACGCTCTTCGACGGGCTGCTTCTTGACTATCAGAGAATTGCGCCTAATATCTTCTGGAAGGCTGGAGCATCATGTGTGGAATTCGGATACTGTCCGGAGGGCAAATACAGTTGCAAGGTTGTCAAGATGAAAGAATGTCACTGAATGCGTGGTTCTAGCGGGAATGAAATGAGGATATGAGTATGATAAAGCATAAATGGCAACAGAGCGATTACACAACGCCTGCAGGCAAGCAGCCATATTACTGCCCTATCTGTGGTCTATACTCTTCGAGTTCCATTGCTGCGGGCCTTGAAGCGAGGGAGTGTATCCCTGGTCGATACATGCACTGGTATACGGTTGAGGACGGCATAGTATCTCTTAACCCGGCGTTGTTCGATGATGCCGACACTACAGCCAACTCTGCATCTGTGACGGAATCTGTAACGGAAGGCATGCCATCATGACGTGTATTGTAGGTATCGCAGAGAACGGTAACACATACATAGGGGCTGATTCATTTTGCAGCAATTTGCATGGGGGTTATATACTCGCTACGCCGAAAGTTTTTCGTGTTGGCGATTTCCTCATGGCTAGCGCCGGCACTCTACGTGACTTGCAGCTGTTGGAGCATACATTCTCTCCGCCCAAACAATACCGAGATCAGGGCATAATGGAATTCATGTGTACTTCGTTTGTGAGCGCTGTCAGGACGCTGGTAGACATGGCTGGCGCTCTCGTAGTGGAGGATGGGCAGGAGGGTATGATGAGCGAATTCGTTATCGGCTATGATGGGCAATTATTCAAAATACAATCTGACTTTTCGGTATTGCACGTCGCAGAACCATATATTGCTAGCGGTTCTGGCTGGTCGTTTGCTGTTGGCTCGCTGCATAGCACGGTAGGTTTGCCTCCAACGGACCGCATAGCCAAAGCATTAGAGGCTGCTGCATATTACGATCCTTTTGTACGCCCTCCTTTTACGTTAATGTCGGATTGCGATGTTAACCCCAAGATAGTCTAGTGTCTATTTTGTTTCCGCGAATACAGACTACGAATAAAAAGAAAGATGGTTTTGTTTTTGTATGGATAATAATCCGAATACATTTGAAGAGGCCCTGGATGCAGTTTATGCCGATTTGCGCGAAATACTCGTGCGAAAACACCACGATTATGGGTCGGAAAATATACTTCATTTTGGCGAATACGGTATCGTTGTACGCGCTCAGGATAAGATCTCACGGCTCGGAACTCTGGTGCCTCCCAAAGGCTATGTGTCATTGCATCCTGCCGTGTCGGATGAAACTACCGATGATACGTGGATCGACTTAGCCAACTACGCCATGATGGCGTTGATGTTGCGCAATGGCACATTTTGTTTGCCGCTGGAGCGGGATGCACATATTTGATGAAGAAGGCATGTGATATGGATATGCTGGATATGCTTGTAGACAACAACATCAAAAAAATACTTGATGCACGTCTCCAGCTTACTACGGTTGCCGTCAAATTAGAGCTTTTAATAGATGCGGTACGTCTTGACCGAGCTAGCTTGGCAAAGGTTGACAAGTCGACGCCAATAACAATAGAGACCATAATCGATTGTCTCGATTGCTATCTTACGGTATTGGAAGCCATTGAGGCAGACGCTCTGTTTCATGCTGTGAAACCTACTTCTGTCGATAGTTCTATAAGTTATATTATGGACATCTTTAATCAGCTGTATGATGGGGAATGAGCCAAACGACTAAGATTGCTGGAGGTGGTTGTGTTTGGCATACGCTAACGTGTTGTGGTTGGGCGAGCAATATGGCTTGCATGCATTCATCACGCATGAACGAATAGATAAGCTTATTGCGTTGACTGTTACATATGCCATGGGCGGCATGGACATGGCGGAAGCGATTGCACGGGCCCATGTCGAACATGATGCGACGGATTTTTTAAATACCTATATAGAAGGAACATTGTATGGTTTGATCACCGTTTCGCAACAGCTCTTATCCGATATACGGGGCGAACTTGCTAGCGATGATACTTCCGATGTGGCTGAAATGCCATTGAAATGTGAACAATGTCAAGCCGATTTGATGGGCGTAGATGATGTGCTTGTATGCGAGCGCTGTGGGCGAACGATATGTGTTCTCTGTGCTGTTGAATGTCTTGATGATGGTAGCATGTTATGCGATTTATGTTGGCGTACTATGGGCGATGACGAAACCGAATAACGCCAAGAAGTCACGCCGCACTATGACGTCGAGCCCACGTCGCGTTCATGATTACCCGAACGACAAGAATACGATGTATACTAGGCATCTCAATAATCTCGTTTCGGATCGGACCAATATCGGTATCACCAGAATCGAATCTATAATGATGGCATTATGGGACAGCATATTGTACCGAATGGCTCATGGTGAAGTGGTCATTATCAGTAATTTTGGTCTTTTTACATTGATCAGGGACGAAGGGGGTCAAGTGCAAGTCGCTTTTGAGCCAAATGAAGCGCTTATTAAGAAGTTGTTGGTAGGCAAACCTTAGCTTGATGTCTATGTGTTGGTAGGCAGGTTGCAAATTCACTATAGAGTTGTGTGATATATATGCCGAAACTCAATGATCTTGCCGCACTCGCTGCCGATAATGCTCGACCCAGGATGCGGCGTACTGATCGCAAGAAGCCACGTCATAGCAGCCCAACCATGGTTCATACAGTTACTGGTGCCGCATTTGAGATCATAGGGGAAGCTCTAGCGCGTGGTGACCGAGTCGTAATTCCGTCGTTTGGCACATTTACACCAGCCGAAGAGATGTCGCGAGATAAGCCTGTCGTTACCTTTCGGTTGAGCGCGTCAGCGCGTAGGCAGCTCTTTGATTATCTGTTGGATTTCGATTAAGGGAAGGAGGTCAAGGCGGCGTATGACGTCGTATACAGTTCGACAACATATCTATCGAGACCCTCATACCTTTGTGGAAATAGAGAGCGCGGCAACAATTGGCAACAAAACGATCAAGCTCATAGGTCGAGGTTTTGCCAAACGTAATGCATGTGATGCTCCCAGCCGTGATATCGGGTACGAGGTTGCCATGGCGCGTGCCGTGGAGGATGTTCGAAGACAACGTGCCAAAATCAAACATGCTCTGAGCCGATAATCATCTGCCATCGTACTGATCGGCAAAAGTTTGCCGCGAGAAGAGAGAGCGATCTCTCTTCTTTTTTTTGTACGGCTTTCGCAAATGGAGCCACTCGCCTTTCCCTGAACCAATCGATAAGCTATGCGCTTCATAGCTTCATTATGACGGCAGCGAATCGAGATTGAAGACTATATTGATATGCAGCTTGCCGTTTTTACCTGGTTCCTTGTCCACTATCACCTTGCTGACTAGGCAGGCTAGCAGGGCTTTGCGAGAGGCAACGTCTAGGTTTTCCCACGAAGTCAGTTTATTGAGCCATTGCTCATAATCCTCAAGCGTTGCCCTGTGCGTAAGGCGTCGGGTCGTCGCTTTGTAATGCTTGAGTGCCTGACTATACGCCTTATGAGCGTCGTCTTCTGAAGTCTGCATTTTCCTAAAGGCTGCGGCATAAGCATCTGCCGATATGATGTTGTTGACATAATCCTGTGTGATTCGTTCTTTCTGTTTCGCCAGTTCCTTGCAGCAAGTTGCCGCTTGCATCATCGCCTGCCGTGCCGTTTCGATTTCCTCATTATACATCTGATCGATCGTATCTTGTATAGCTTCCTTGTCTTGCATTCGGTCATATCGTTCCCTCAGGATGGTGTTAGTTTGCTCTATTACTATGTTTTCAAGCAACTCCATGCGTACGCTTCCCTTACAGCATCGGTTGGAAGCCGGCTTCTTTTTGTCGGTGCATATATAGTAACGATATGGACGAGAGCCAACGTATGTAGTTCCACTTGCAGTCATGGGCGCTCCACATACACAGTAAACGCGACCCAGTAGCAGGGCATTGCTGTCCGGTCGCCTGGGAGCCCGCGAGCTATAGCTATTGCGAACTTGTTCCCGGCGCGATTGGACACGGCGGAATAGCGCTTCATCGATTAAGGGAACTACATGTTCGCTTTTGACCCGCACCGATTCGAATCCAGTGAGATTGAAGGTGAGATATCCAGTATAAAGCTCGTTGTCGAGTATATAGTTGACGGTCTGATGATACCATTGTTTGCCCGAAGATGTGCGGATGCCCCTATCATTTAGCATGCGCGCGATAACGGAAGCATCGTGTCCAGCAGCATATGCCGTGAATATCCATTTGACGATTGGCGCTTCACTTGGCTCGACAACATATTGCCCTGGCTCGGTCCCTTTCGTGTATCCGTAGGGACGAGGCACGCCAGGATTGCGCCCCTCTTGTGCCCGCCTATGTTTGCCTGAAAGCATTCGCTTGCGTATTGTGCTCAGTTCCCAGTCAGCGAAACTGGCCAACATGACAAAGATCTGTCGCCCCAAGTCTGTGGAAGTATCGATGGGTTCCAATACGGAATATAGATGAACCTTATCTGCCCATTCTTCCAGCACCAAATTAACTATATCCACGATGCTGCGGGATAAGCGATCGAGTTTGTGCACGACTACGCCATCGATGCAGCCATCGATTACGGCTTGTCGCATTTCGTCCATGGCAGGACGTCGGAGCGTGCTTCCGGAGTAGCCATCATCGATAAAGATCAGGTTATCTTGGGGAATCCATCCACGGCTTTGCAGATAATGTTGGCATGCCTGCAATTGTACTTCCAACGTCGTACCGCTGCCCTGCTCATCGGTAGACCATCGCACATAAATGGCAATGCGATCCGGATGTGGCTCATGCGATATCATGGTCGTTTGCCTCCTCCCGAGCTTCCCAGGCATACGATATAGAGATTTCTTGTCTTTTGTCGGGCGACTTGTATAGGATGATTTCGGTCGTTGCGTCCAGAATGACCTTGCGCTTATCTATCAGGGATAGGTCAGCCCATTGCGCAAACTGGCGAGCGATTTCGCTCGCATCTTGCATTAGGCCGATTTGGTTTGTGAGCGCATTGCTTTCGCGCTCCAGGACATTGATTGCATTCACGATGCGTGTACTTTCCGCCTCGAGCATATTCGCTGCCGCCGTATAGGCGATCGTTGGAATCTTACCCGTGATATAGTCGTTCGATGTCTGTTCGAAGCGTGTTTGCATGTCGGCTAATTGCTTTTTTAATTCGTCTTTTTGCGAGGTTATCTGATCTATCCGGATCTGTCGTGTAGCATTGACGCCATCGATCAGCGACTCCTGTGCATCGCGGGTTGAGAGCGCGGACCGTATTTCCTCGACCACCAGGTGATCGATTTCCTCCATATTCATGCCGAGACAGTCGCATGTTGCATCGTGTTGTTGCGCGCTTCGGCTACATCGGTAATACATATATTCTCGCCCGTTTGCCTTCATATGTGAGACGCTCATGTAGCGTCCGCATTTGCATTGCGCTATGCCCCCAAGCAGAGATGAATTGCGTAATGGCTTTTTCGTTCTTTGCCTGGAATACTGTTCGGCGGCGCTTTGCCTTATCTCCTGCACCTTGTAATAAAGCTCCTCGTCAATGATGGGTGGGATATATGGACTCTTGACTTTATATACCTTGCCAGGCTGTTGAACGGATTTCTTTTGCTTTTGTGGTTTGCGCACGCTTACAGGGTATTTGCCATACACCATATAGCCTACATATTTCGGATTGGTTAAGATACATCGTACGCTTGGTGCTGTCCATTCTTTGCCCCTGCGCGTGACGATGCCCTCTGTATTCAGTGTCCTTGCAATTTGGTTGAAGGATGAGCCTTCGGCATACATCTCGAACATGCGTCGGACAACTGCAGCCTCGTTTGGTTCGATTGCAAAGGTATTCGGCTCATCGCCTTTGACGTAACCATATGGTCGCAGACCTCCAGGATCTTTGCCCTTTTTTACTAATGCGATCTTGCCGGACATTAGGCGATCCCGTATCGTTGCCCGTTCCCAATCGGCGAATCCTGTAAGCATGACGAATACTTGTCGTCCAACTGCCGTCGTAGTGTCTATCGGCTCGCATACGGATTTGATGTGGGTCAGATCCTGCCATTCTTTAAGCACCAGGTCGACTGCATCGACAACGTTGCGCGCCAGCCTGTCGAGTTTGTACACGATTACGCAATCGACGAGACCGAGCTTTACGGCATGTCGCAATTTGTTCATGCCAGGTCTATCCAAAGTGCTGCCGGAATATCCATCATCTATAAACGTTAGCGCTTTTCGGGGCTTCCATCCCTGGCTTAACATGTAATGGTGACATGCGTTGAGCTGTACCTGCAGCGTTGTGCCTTTGGCTTGGTCGTCCGTAGACCATCGGACATATATAGCAACTTTATCGGGTCTGATGGCGTTCTGTTCGTCCCAGGGCATCGGCATTCTCCTCCGCTGTTCTGGTATGCTTTCCTGCCACATTATAGTGGCATGTGCAGTATATCATGATGTTTATTCGATGCCAAGTATAAGCGTAAGCGCCTTTAGTACATAATAAGTGCGATATTTATGCGCACAAAAGCCCAGCGCACAAGGTGCTTGATATGTCATATAATGTTTTTATGTAAAATGATAATACCGTTAAAACGCATGTCCGTTCCATCTTCCAGAAGCTTGGCGTCAATACGAGGGCA